ACGTATCTTTCTGTTTAGACGCTAAAGAAGCGGGTATGGAAATCTGGATTGATCCAAAAATCCGTGTTGGTCACGAAAAAACGAGGATTATTTAAGATGCCAGAAGAAGAAACAAGATACAGGGTCGTAGAATTAGGCACATCAGGCTGGTGTGTCAACGATCCGAAGCAAGATGTAGGTCTTGATAAGGAACAGGCAAGAGTTAGACTCAACTTTTACATGAATGAAGGGATCTCACCCGACAGATTGCGAGCTCAAATTGATAAATAAAAAGAAAAAGGTCAAAAATGGCAGATTCAGATCCAAAATTAGCTCCCCATAACGTAGAAAGTGCTGGTTTTGCTAGTGGAAGTGTTAAAGGACAGTATGATGTGAGTGCTCAAGCACGAAAAAAAGCTGCCGCAAACACAAATGACAAGCAATCTCCATTAGCTGCTGGTTAAAAATCAATCAAAAAAACCTCAAAGACCCCTCAAAGGGTCTTTTTTTGTGTCTAAATAGATTTGAATTAGTATATTTGTTATGGCAGACGATAAAAAATACATTAATCCTCGACCAGAAGAGGACGTAGCAGACGATCTTTTGCGTGAAGTTGTTGGTGATGACGCCAATGACAAAAAAAGAAAACAAAATTTGAATGAGTAATGGCTAAAGTTGATCAACGCAACCTCCAAAGTACGCCTTTCAAGGATATAAGTCTTACATTTACCCGACATCCTGTAACGGATGACATCGGTGTGTTTGAAAATGAGGATGCGATCAAACGAGCTGTGACAAATTTGGTAAGAACTAGGATAGGTGAACGTTTTTATAACAACTTATTAGGTAGTGCTGTCGAAGATTCTCTCTTTGAACAGGCAGATCCTGATAATGCTCAAGTTTTAGAGGATGATATACGACTTTTACTTGAAAACTTTGAACCTAGAATCAAACGTGTTGATATTAGAGTGGTATATCCACTCGATACTAATGAATTAACGGTAGTTATTAGCTATGACATCGTTGGATTATCCATTCCCAGACAAAATATAGAATTTATTCTTCAATCAACTAGGATATAATGTCATTTAACCAGTTTACAAACCTAGATTTCGCATCTCTTAGGTCACAAATTAAAGATTACCTTCGTGTAAACAGTGATTTCGCTGATTTCGACTTTGAAGGATCTAACTTTTCGACTCTAATTGACCTTTTAGCGTACAACTCATACATTACTGCTTATAATACTAACATGGCAGTCAATGAATGTTTCCTTGACAGTGCTACATTGCGTGAAAACGTGGTATCACTAGCAAGAAATATTGGTTATGTACCCAGATCAGCACGATCTTCACAAGCTGTGGTGAGTTTTAGCGTAGACTTAGGTACAAATGACACAAAAATCGTAACTTTGAAGGCTGGACAAGTTGCATTAGGTACTCAACAGGGAAGTTCTTACATTTTTTCTATTCCAGACGACTTTGTGGCGACAAGTGGAGCAAATAATATCGCTACTTTTGATAATTTAAAGATTTACGAAGGAATATATCTTGAAAAAACATTTCAGATCGATTATTCTCAACCAAATCAAAGATTTATTCTTCCAAATCCGAATATTGACACAACTTCTATCCGTGTTACGGTTTCATCTACGACAAATGAGATATATTCGCTCTATAATAACATTTTGCAAGTTGATTCGACCTCTAAATTGTTCCTAATTCAAGAAATTGAAGATGAACAGTATGAAATCTTGTTTGGAGACGGAATTATTGGTAAAAAACCTCCTGCTGGAGCGATAGTTACTGTTACTTACATTGTAACTAACGGAAGATTAGGAAATAACGCTAGAAATTTCTCATTTGTTGGTATTTTAAGAGATGATACCGATACAACCATAACTTCTGGAATTTCAGTTTTAACAACTCAACAAAAATCCGAAAATGGCGACGGAATTGAAGATGTATCGAGCATAAAATACCTAGCACCTCGTATCTACAGTTCACAGTATCGTGCCGTGACTGCGAATGACTACACAGGTATAATTCCCTTCGTTTACCCTAACGTTGAATCTGTGACCGCCTACGGAGGAGAAGAATTAGACCCGCCTGAGTATGGTAAGGTGTTCATTTCTATAAAACCAAAGAACGGTTCTTTCTTATCACAAATTACAAAAGACGATATCTCTAGACAACTAAAACAATACAGTATTGCTGGTATCAAACCAGAAATTATTGATTTAAAATATCTTTATGTCGAAGTTGACACTTCTGTTTACTATAACACTAACGCTACAAGTGATGCAGCTGAACTTATCACTGCCGTAACCAAGACTCTAACAACTTATTCCAATTCATCAGACATTAATGCTTTTGGTGGTAGATTTAAGTATAGTAAAGTCGTTGGACTGATTGATGACTCTGCAAGAGGTGTTACATCTAACATTACAAGAGTCAAGATGAGAAGAGATATCATACCTGAGATCAATACTTTCGCAACTTATGAACTTTGTTACGGAAATGCTTTTTATGACCAACCAAATGGATATGGCGTACGATCCACAGGATTCTCAGTCAGTGGTATTGATGGAACTTTATATTTGGGTGACATACCTACCGCTGGGACTACTGTTGGAAAATTAGTATTTTTCAAACTTGTAAATAACCTTCCATTAGTCGTTAAGAATGATGCTGGGACTGTAGATTATGTTCACGGAGAGATTAATTTAGATGTGGTAAATATAACAGGTACTTCGTTAACAAGCGGAGTCATTGAAGTGGAAGCAATACCTGATTCCAATGATGTTATTGCCTTGAAAGACTTATACTTACAATTAAGTGTTCCAGACAGTACAGTAAAGGCATTACCAGACGTTGTATCTTCTGGTGAGAACACATCTGCTACAGCATACGTCACAACTTCTAGTTACGCTAGCGAAACAATCTATACCAGATAAATGACGGATATTAAAAGAGTAAAGATATCTCATTTAATAGAATCGCAGATTCCTGAGTACTTAACTCAAGAATCACCTCTATTCAAAGATTTCTTAATACAATATTACGAATCACAAGAACACCAGTCTGGTATGTCTGACTTGGCCAACAATTTGGCTGAGTATAGAAAGATTGGTGCGTTCAACCAAGAAACTCTTACTGTTTCTACTGAACTTACTAATGCTTGTTTTGCTGGTGACAGGACTTTAACCGTTACATCTACGACTGGTTGGCCTGATACCTATGGTTTGTTGAAGATCGACAATGAAGTTATAACATATACATCTAAAACCGATACTCAGTTTCTTGGCTGCGCCAGAGGATTCAGTGGCATTGATCAAATATCAAAAGAGGACGCTGCTGAGTTTGCAAACTTTGCTGAAACCAATGCTGCGGTTCATGTAGCTGGTTCAACGGTAATAAACCTAAGTAACCTCTTCTTACAGACATTTTTTACAAAGTTCAAGACAGAATTTTTACCTGGCTTTGAAAATAGAACTTTTCAGCCTGGCACATCAGTAACTAATATTCTTACAAGGGCGAAAGACTTCTATATGTCAAAAGGAACTGATGCATCGTATCAGATTCTTTTCAAATTACTATATGGTGAAGAAATTGAGTTAATCAAACCGATTGAAAAAACTCTTACCGCTTCTGCAAACGTATATTTCAAAACTAAACACGTTCTTGTAGAAAACCTATTTGGTGGACAACCATTACAGACAATCGGTAACTTCCTGTATCAAGATGTAGCTGGTATTGGAACTGTAAGTGCTTCAATCTACAATGTAGAGTATAGACCAATCAACCAAGTTGATTTTTATGAGATATCTCTTGACTCTACATCATTTGATGGTAATTTCACTGTGCCTGGTAAAACAAAGGCATTAGAGATTACTCCAGCGGACTCTGAGACACTTGTAGTTGACTCTACAGTCGGATTTGGACAAAGTGGTACTCTATTAGTCAAACCAAGAGAAGGCGCTAACTTCTTGAACCTAAGATACACTGATAAGACCATAAACCAGTTTTTAGGTGTTACTGGTATTTCAACATCTCTGGTTTTTGGTGCAGATATTCTAGAAAACAAACTTGCATATGCTTATGCTGGATTTGGACAAACATCATTACTGCAATTCAGACTTGTAAACGTTATTGATGAAGTAGATACTTCTCAATCAACTAATATGCAAGTTGGTGATAGTTTAAAGTTACTTTCTTTTGGTAGAGACTTATCTGACAACGCTCAATTCAATAATTGGATTTACAACGTACCATCTAGTCATACAATCTCAGATATTAACCAAGTAAACGTCAATACTTTCAGAATTTCAATATTTGACTCTTGTGTTTTTTATGTTGATGAAATATTAAAGATTAAAAACGATCTTGGCGAAGAACAGGATATTAGAGTCAAATTAATCGAGTACGATTCTACAAACGTAGCACAAGTTTATGCAAATACGATTGTTGTACAAGTCAACGGTGCTATTCCAACTAATCCAACAATAATTACTAAGACAGTTACAAAAGCGTCACATAATAACAATTATTTTGCTGGTGTTGATAACTTCCCTGTTGGTATTCAGAATAGTTACCTTGACAAACAAGAAAAGTTCTATTATGTCGCTTCTTCTGGTTTACCAAACTACCCAATCTTTGCAACCGATAATAAGGTATGGGTAAAAACTAGTTCAATTGAGGTTGTAGACGGATTTGGCACGCCTTTACTTGGTGGTGGGTTTACTTATACCATTCAATCATATGACCCCGCCTTTGACCCTGCCGCAGGGACTAGTCTACTAGCACACAATTATGTAACTGGCGATAGAATTTATTGGGACAATACAACTAACAGTGGAATCAATACTGGTATCTATTTTGTAACTGCAATCAACCAGACTGATTTTTATATTTCATATAGTGGTTCTGACGTATTTGCTAAGAAGTATATCGCTGTCAGAACAGGAACTCCTGGCCAATATATCTACAAATCTGGTTGGGAAAACAAAACACTTAAAAACCAGAAAATACTTAGAAAATATCCTCTTGTAAAAGAAAGAGAATTATTTGATGATCCTAATAAGAGAGATGTTAATAACAGACCTGTAGGATTGATGGCGAATGGTGTTGAACTATTCCCTCCTACTGTTTTTGATGAACAGATATTTCATGGTAATCTTACAAGTATTACTGTTACAAATCCAGGCTCAGGTTATGATGTAATCACAGGCCCTCCACTTATCATTAAAGATCAACAAGGTTTTGACGCTATAGGTCATGCTAACGTTGTTGGATCTTTCAAAGAAGTAAAACTTGTATCTCCTGGCATCGGATATCAAGAGAAACCAAAGATTACCGTAGAAGGTGGTAATGGTAGTGGTGCTGTTCTTGAATCTAATCTCGTAAGAGGTAGAATTGTTGCTAACTTTAAAGCAGATGGATCATCGGTCAACACAACTGATGAAAGTATTTCATTTGAAAATAGACACAATTTTGAAATTGGTGAAGGTGTTATTTACGATGCAAGAGGTAATACACCGATTGTAAACGTCGTTAGTGGATCTACTTACTATGTCGCTCCAGTAACTGAGAAGAGAATTAAGTTACATAATACTCCAGAAGATGCTAAAGCTGGAATCAACACTGTTAATATTGGAAATGTAAGTTTTGGTTTTCATAGACTTACCACAGTCAAGTCAAAAAACACAATAACCAAGATCTATGTAAAAAATACTGGGTCTGGATATTCAAATAGAAAGGTAATCGTTCCAGCAAGACCTGTTAACGGAGACATTCAATCTGGTATTAGTACATCTGACGATTATATACTGGCATACGATCATCACTTCAAAAACGGAGAGATCGTTGAGTATTCTACCGATGGAACTATCGCTAATGGTCTTTCTACTTCAACACAGTATGCTGTCAAAGTTATAGATCCTAATAAATTCAAACTTTGCGATGTTGGGGTTTCCTCACAAAGAAATTTTACGAATTATGACAAAAATAAAACCGTTGTAATTCGTGGATTGGGTAGTGGTAAACATACTATAAAGTACCCACCCATATCAGTAAAGATTGAGTCATTATCAGGTATCGCTGCTACCACGTTGATAGTACCAGAGATAGATCCAATAGTTCTTGGTTCTATTGATAATGTTTATTTGGAACAGGGTGGTATTGGTTATGGTTGTACTAATATTATGGACTTCCATAGAAGACCTGATGTTGGTATCGCTACAGTCACATCTAATGCCCTTCTTAAACCAATTATCATTGGTGGATCTATTATTGGTGTTCAGATACTCGCAAATGGTAGAGGATACCGTGCAGACTCTGATATTATCATTTCATCTCCTACAGGTAGCTTTGGAGATGTACGTCCTATCATTACAGATGATAGAATCACTGGTGTTCAGATATTAGACGGTGGTATTGGTTATGGCGTAAGTGATACTACCATGTTCTTACAGAACAGAGGTAAGAGTGCTAAGTTTATTGGTAATGTTCGTGAATGGAAAATTAATCAAGTTCAAAAGAATCAAAATATCATCAACGTTGAAGATTCTATATTAACAAAACCAAGTACAAACCCAGAGTTCCAATTACAGACTATTGGAATGTATCCTCCACAAAAATTGAGATATCAATTAGGAGATAATATTGACTCTGGTAACTTAGAAACACCTAACGCTTTCCACTCACCTATTTTGGGTTATGCGTATGATGGTAATCCAATTTATGGCCCATATGGATATCAGAACGCAGTTGGTGGTGCTATCAGAAGATTGAATAGTGGTTACATTCTTGATACAAGTGTTAAAGCGGGTCTAAGACCTCCTGGCTTTGCTTTTGGATACTTTGTTAATGATTACATTTTTGACAACTCTGGCGACCTAGACATACACGGTGGTAGGTATTGTGTGACTCCACAATATCCAGATGGAACTTACGCTTACTTCTACAGTGTTGATGTTGACTCTAGTGGTGTTGCTAAACCCAAGTTCCCATACATGATTGGTGGACAGTTTAAAGATACTCCTATAGAAGAGAACTTTGTCACCTTCTTTAACCAAGATATTGATATAGCGAGTAGAGATCTAGTAAGAAATATATCTCCATACTATCTCTCATATGGTAACTCTGATTATGAGTTAATTGATGATGTAAAAGATGTATTGAAACAAGAATTTGAAGTTATAAAAACAAAGAGCGCTGGAATATCATCTATTACTATTTTCTCCAGAGGAGATGGTTATAAAATTGACGATCCACTCGAATTAGACAATAAAGGAACTAATGGTGCTGGTGCTAACATAGTCGTAAGTGAACTTTTAGGTAAACAAGTAAGTTCTGTTGAAATAGGCATCAACACATACACTGGAACTACACTTAGACTTGAAAAGAGAAATATTGTTGGTGTTACTACAGTACCACATGGTATCGCTGATGGTGAAACAGTTATATTGAGTGGTATTGACACATCTCAGTTTACTGAGTTCAATGGTGCTCAAAAAGTTCAAGTTATCAATAGAAAAGTTGGTCTTTCTACATTTGTAGACCAAATAGCAAATACTGGAATCAATACACATATTTTTGTGACTGATACTAGAGGTTTTACTCCAAGTGATCATATTGGTGTTGGTACAGAGACTATGATCGTCACTGGTATTGACACTAACTTCTCTAGACTGTTTGTACAGAGAGAAAATTTTGTTGGTGCTGCAATTACTCATCAACCAGGCATTGATAATGTAATATTAAAACCAGATAAGTTCTTATTCCCTGTTGGAGCGTCAACAATTTCTCAATTCACCTTTGAGAACTATACGACCTACTTCAATCCACAGGAAACAGTTGGTGTTGGATCTACAGGAACACATTATACAATTACTAGCACTGGTTTAGGAACACAAGCGATTCAGACTGTAGAAAATCGTTTTGTACCACAACAAAGAATATATGTTAAGGATCACAAGTTCTTTACTGGTCAAAAACTCGTTTATAACATGGGTATTGGTGGTACATCTCTTGTTTGGGCAAAAGTAGCTGCTGGTGCAACTTCTGGAGTTGGAACTGAGGTTCTTCCTGATGGAGAGGTCTATGCAGTCAACTTTGATAAAGATTATATTGGATTAAGCACTGTAGCGTTCTCTACAATAGGTGATGCAGTATGGTTCTATTATGTTTCACCTAATGCTGGGTTTGCACACTCTTTAAGAACTGCATATCCTCAAGTAACATCCAAAGTTGAGAGATTCTTTGGTGAAGTTGGTTGTTCTTCTGCTCACCAACTTACTGCTGGTGATGTAATCAAAATTGACGCTTTACCTAAGTCTAGTGAGTCAACAGTCTTCAGATATGACCCAGTGATTGCTAAAGTCACTACAAAAAAAGTTGGATTTACATATACAAGTTTTTCTGCTGATCTAACTCAGATAAACATCGGTGATCAAGACTTACAGAGCGGTGATAAAGTTGTTTACTATGATAATGGAAATACAATCAATGGATTGATCAACAATGAGACATATTTTGTTCTTAGAGAAGATCCAGACTCTATAAAACTTTGCAAATACAAATCTGATGTATTTGACTCCAATCCAGTCTCAATTTCTACAGTATCAACTCCAACTGCTAACAATTTAAGTTTCATCGCTAAAATTAATCCACCTTTGAGTTTTACAACAGGTAATATCATAACATTTGATGTTTCTGATCCAAGTTTGACTGATATGAGATTAGACTTCTTTGAAGATGTCAATTTTAATAATAAACTCGATGTTCAAGGTACAAACGCTGGTGGATTTAACATTACTAGGGATGGCATCCCTGGCAACGCTAATGCTACTGTAACTCTCAATACTGAACTTTTCTGGCCAAGTAAAACTTTCTATAATTTGACTCCTGTTGTGCCATCTGATACAAGAAAGACATTTGGGTCATCTGACGTTGAAGTTACTGGTAGAAACAATATAACATTTAGAGATATCATTCTTAAAAACGAACACAACATTCTAATCAAAGATGATAACACATTTACATTCAACTTAAAAGAAAAACCACTAGAATCACAAAAATTTGTTTCTAGAATTGGTGTAAGTACAATAACATACAGCACAACATCTCTTTCTGCTAGAGGCCCAATATTCAAGACTAAAATCAATTTCCCAGGCAAAGGATATACAGTTCTTCCAAAAGTTATTGGTTTTGCAAGCACACAAGGTCAGGATGCTATTGTAAAAGTCTCTTCTCCCGAAATAGGACAGATTGATACTATTGAAAGAATCAAAGACGGATTTGATTACCCAACTGATCCAACTTTACTTCCATTCTTAGCAGTTCCCGCTATTGTTGATATTAGTGGTATTGCTAGGATAGATGAGATACAAGTTATTGATGGTGGACGTAGATATAACCAACCACCTACTCTTGCAGTCAGAGGTAATAGTAATGTGTCAATTATAGCGCATGTGGCTGGTGGAGCTGTTGACAGAGTAGAAGTAATACAAAATGCGTTTGAGTTCAAAGAACCTTTGAGTATTATTACAACTAATAATTCAAATGGTTACGATATAGACAATATTACTCATAGTGGCACCACTGTCACTGCTGAGTTGTTATTAGATCAACAATTCAACATACCAGTCAAAACTGGTTTCGCATCTACAGAAACTAAGTTACCATTTGCTATTGGTGATAAAGTATTTGTTGAAGGATGTAGAATCAAACCAGCATCGTTAGAATCGGGTGAATCTAACTTTAACTCTGCTGATTATGACTTCTCATTCTACACAGTTACAGGTGTAAGTACTGTAAATGCAACTGTAGAGTTTAGTATGGCAAATGCGCCTGGAATATCTACAGTTACCCTTGGAACTTATGATGATGACTTTACATTAGGGTCTATTGTAAACTTCAATGATATGGCGAAGTTTAATATGACTATTATTAACGACGCTAAGTACCTATCTGGTGAAAAAGTTACATCTACTAAGTTTGAAGGATTCGTAGCAGAAAATGGTTGGAATGTAAACATCAGTCAACTTAGATTGAGAGATACTATTGGAACTCTTTTACCTGGCGACACATTGTTTGGCCAAGTATCTGAGTTAAAAGGAAACGTAAGAGATGTCAACAGATTCAGCGTGCCAACAACTCTTGGTGTTACAAGAGACAAAGTTTCTAAAAATGACTTGAATTTCGGTATCCTTAATGATTTCAGTCAGAGATTATCAGACAACTTCTATTTCCAGAAGTTCTCATATTCAATTAAGAGTAATTTACCATATAACACATGGAAAGAGTCTGTTAAATCAATTGTTCACCCATCTGGATTCCTAGAGTTCTCAGATCTTGTTATTGAGAGTAATCCTAAGAATGACGCTGATACATTAGACTTAGTATCTGTTGGTATTGCAAAATCCAACAATATGAAAGTTAAATCGGTTGATACTACAGTTGATCTCATATTGAACATTGATAATGAGATGTACATGGGTAAGAGAGATAACTTTGCTATAGTTACAGAAGATGACGCTCTAGATGATGGTTCTGTACAAAGAATCTTCTTCCCAGAAGGTAGACCAATTAAGAGTTTCATCATGAACAAGACTAACAAAGTCTTGAACTTAGATGACATTTCAAGTGGATTTACTGGAGAACATGATAGAACTGGTACATTAGTTGGAAGTAAACAGTTCCAATTAACAACTGGTGGTAATCCAGCGTTTAAAAAATCATATAATGCAGGGTCAAGCACTGATGTAAACCTCGATCTGAATATTATCAGTATTCAAAATCATGATTTCCAAACAGGACAGGTAGTAAATCTCGATACTCAGGGTGGATCTAAAATTGGTATTGCAATTACATCATACACAACAGGAACTAAAGACATTGTGATGGCTGCGGTAACTTCTGGAGTAGGTGGTAGTTCTCTGTTTGAAAATGGATATAATGTTCAAATTCCAGGCCCTGTTACAGGAACTGCTGTTACACAGAATCCTCCAGGCCCTGTATTTACATTATATGGTTTTGGTAATCCAAATGGAGGAATACCTGGCTTCACCACAACTGGATCTGGTGCTGTTTTCCAAGTTAAGTTTGATTTCTCTCAAATAACTGGACAATGTATATCTACTGCTGTTGTTTTAATTAGTGGTGGTGAGGGTTACATTGTTGGTGATACTGTGGGAATTGCTGGTACATATCTTGGTGGTGCATCACCAGCTAATGATTTGTTATTCCCTGTAACTAAGACAACAGGTTCTAGAGTTGGAATACAAACAACATACACCAATGTCCCATCTACAACCAATGGATCTGGTTCTGGTGCAATCTTTAACATAACTAGAGATAGTAATTTAGATATCTCTGCTGTTGGTGTTGTTACTGGTGGAACTGGATATGCTTCAACCAATGTCATAACGATTGCTGGAACATATATTGGTGGTGCGACTCCAACTAACAATATAGAATTAACTCCTGTAGAGTGTGGAACAAACATCATGCCTAATGAATTATTTGTTCAGAAGGTTGATGATGTGAACTTTAGAGTCGCTGGTCTATCAACATCATTACCATTTGAGTTTACTGGTCTAGGAACTGGTACACACCTTCTCAAAGTTCAAGATCCAAACAAACAAGCATTGATTCTGATTGATAATATCATACAGACACCTATTACAAATAAACTCCTAAATGTAGAGATCTCAGATGCTATTGGTGGAACTGGTGAAAACATCACAGTCGCTGCTGGTATCAGTTCATTATCTAAGGGTGATATTATCAAGGTTGATGATGAATTTATGAAGGTTCAACAGATAGGAGAAGCTACATTTGCACAGGCAAAACAAGCTGTCGCAAACAAAGTTGTTGATAACAATTTCTACTACGATACAAAGAGACTTAACTCAAATGTATTGAATGTAGACACAACAACTGCAACTATGGATGATAACCCTCCATATTAACTATAAATAAAGAAAAAACGTTTTTAAGTAATGTCTAAACAAGGGATTAGTACTGGTTC